CCATGCTTCCGCTCCGTCAACATTTCCTTCGTATCCAATTTCTTCTAGTAATAGATAACGAGTTCCTAATGGAATACTACTTAAACCTCCCCATGCTTCGATAGGATTAAATGTAGTAGGATCAATAACAGCATCTATTGTAGTTAGACTACTTGCTGATCTATTCGATGAAGCTATTGCTGTGTTTGCAGGTAATGAATCTTGGTCCATACTTACTAACATTATGAAAGGATCTGTTGGGTGTATTGCACACGTTCCTGAAATTTCATTTCCGTTAGGTTGTCTGAAATGTACCATACTTGTGCCTGTTGTAAATCCGCCAAGCATAGCTGTTACACCGTTCCAGTCAAGTTTTTTACCGTCTGAAAATTCTTTAACATCTAATCCTAATGATTGTATAGCAGCAGTTTGATCTAATATTGTTAATTCATAATCATAATCTTGACCATTATTTGCTTTGAACAATAACACAGGATATCTTGCATTTACGTATGCAACAGCATTTGGATTTGAACTGTTGAATACTAATTGCGAAAGATCTTTTACATTGCCTTCTTCAGTAAAGATATTAGCAATAATACTTCTTACAATTCCTAATTTTTTAACTTTAGCTGGAGGCGAAATCCATACTGGTATTTCAAAGTCTAAACTACAAATATCAATATCTGAATCTGCTCCTGCTGGAATAGATCTAGATGTAAAGTTTGTTCCTGTTAGGTAAACAACACTCAAACTAGTCCAGTCTATATAGTTGTCATTTGTTTGTATTTCAAAGGCAGGATTAAACAACACCATAATTTGTTCTAGTATTTGTAATTTTTGATCTGTATTAGATGTCCATAAATCAGCTCTTACTGTGAGCTTATATGGTGTTGGCATCAATCTTTCAACTGTTACGTTTTTACCTGGTGCACCTGTATAAGTTCTATTTCCACTTTCGTCTACTGTATATTTTCTTTCACGTATGTTTACCTTACTAACAAAAGTGGGATCAGTTAATCTTGTTGTGTCCATAGTTAGGCCTGTAATATAACAAGCCATTCTTGGAACTGTAGGCATTTTGTTTTCTGAATTTTCACGGATAATATTTGCTACCTGTCTTGTTAGATCACCATACATAACAGGAATAGTCTGTTGATCACCATTACCGGCTTGATACTTAAAGCCTATGAATATTCTCATAAACTGTGTTACGTATCTTCTAAGCTGTCCGTCGTAGAAAAAATCCATTACTTACTTGCCTTTTTGAAATCGTGTGTAAACGCTGTTTTATCACCTTTTGCCGCAGCGGCTCTTCTTTGCTGTAATTTAATTGCAAGAGGTTCGTCATCGTCTTTTTGTGGACGTCTTTTTATCGAAACTTTTTTTGGACGACTAGTTGTAAAACCAAATATTTCTTCAATACGCATTAATTATCTGCCTCCGGTCTAAGTGCTTTAGATAGACTTTGTTTTTCTTTAACAGTTTGTCCGTCGATGACCTGTTCGTTGTTGTTATTAATAAACGAAGTTTTTTGTGTTTCTCTAGTAACTTTTCCTGCGAAGTCAGCACCTACTGCAACATCGTTGTCACTTAGATTTGTAATATTTGTTCTCACATCATCCTCTACTTTAGCCCATCTATTTTTTCTATAGATAAACAATCTTGTTGGTTTATAATCAGTTCTAAGATGATACTGCCCTTCTGATGCTCCCAATGGGAACGCTATGCCTTGTGTAAACGGAGCACCATTAGGTGGAAGTCCGTCGCCTAGTATGTAACCTGCATATCCATTAGCTTCAGCATTAGCATATACCGTATCAGCAGTGATTGTATCAATATCTGCATCATTAATAGTATCATCTGCTGATACTAATTCAGGTTTGCCATCTTCTGTTCTTTGTAGCGTAAACAGTTTAGTTGTATCATATCCACTTTGAGGTGTATCGGCTTCTGCTTGATCAAGAACTGCCTGTGTAATTTGCATTTCTTTTTCGTATGTAGACATGATGTCTTTAAGTGTGTCAGCAAGTTTCCAACATTCTCCTGGAGGAGCATCTGTTGTCTCGCAAGTTGCTTCGTACTTCTCATTGTTATATGAAACAACATCTCCCGGATAGTATGTGTTGCCTTGATTGAACTCGCCTTTGAAACCTTCTTGATTAGCAATTTGATCAAGTATATCTTTGAATTCTTGTGAATCAACTAGTGGTTTACATTTTGCACGATATAAATGAGGATACCAAGTTACTGAAAAACCTTCTGCTGCTCTGTTAACATCTTCTACAACATAAAATCTTTTTAAAGCAAATTGTAAATTGTTTGTTGCATTGTAATCTTTTAAGTGAGGCAATTCTATAACATCGCCTGATATAATTCTTCTTCCTAAACGCTCAATAGTATCGTTAATATGAAAGGTAATAAACAATACATCGTTTTGTAGAAATAAACCAAATTGACTAAGATTGAAATCTATATCTTGAACATTGTAAACACCACGCATAACATGGACATCAGAGTCATATTTTCTGTCTCTGTTTTCCAGAAATAGCATATCTTGTATATTCGTAGGATCTAAAGTAGAATATGCAGGTGTACTAGGTGTATCACCCTGTATTGCAGCACCTGACCCTAGGTATTTGTGTAGGTAGATATCAGTACCACCCACCTGGAACATTTCCCAAATAGTTTTGTCAATGAAACTGTAATCTTTGCCCTTTTCTGGACGATATAAACTTAATCTTGGCATAGTATACTTATTTACCGTTTCTAGCTTAAGGCATAAATAGTTATATGAGCCAAATTGAACAAGAAAAACAGAAAGTTTTTGATTATTGTAAAGCGTTTCTCGGCGATGGCATGATCGACGTTGAGCTCGATCCTATACACTACGAAACTGCATTATCTAAAGCACTTGGAGTTTTTAAGCAAAGATCCGACAATGCTGTCGAAGAAAGTTATATTACTCTTGCATTAGAAGTAGACAAAAACGAATATATCTTACCAGACGAAATACAGCAAGTTAGACAGATTTATAGAAGATCTGTAGGGTCACGCACAGGCGGCGGAACCGGTGGTACAGTGTTTGAACCATTTAACCTCGCTTACACAAATACCTATTTGTTAAGTTCCACTAATATGGGCGGACTAGCAACATATGAATTGTTTGCACAATATCAAGAACTTGTCGGAAAGATGTTTGGTTCATTTATCAACTTTACATGGCATCCGCAAAGCAAAAAATTAACAATTATGCAGAGACCGAGAGCAGATGAAAATGTATTGCTTTGGTGCTACAACAATAAACCCGACTTTGTTATTTTACAAGATGTATATGCAAGTCAGTGGGTTAGAGATTATACTCTTGCAAACTGTAAAGTTATGTTAGGACAAGCAAGAGAAAAGTTTGCAAGTATTGCAGGTCCACAAGGAGGCACAGCTCTTAATGGTGCTTCTATGAAACAAGAAGGATTTGCAGATATTGATAGATTAACAGCCGAATTGGTAACACAAGTTCCAGGCGGCCAAGGATACAGTTGGATTATTGGATAATGAAAGCATCAGATTTCATCACAGAAGAACATGAACAAATGTACACCGAAGTCGCTAAAATGGTTTGGGGTGTTGGTAAACACAATCAGCGTGGCGGACAAACCAAACTGCGTTTTCGTTGTTCAACAGGACCAAGAGCAGGTAGACAAGTAAGTCATCCTTCCAAATGTGTACAGCAATACGATGTTGCTAAAGCACAACGTATGAAGCGTACTCGTGCTAGAACAGCACCTACACAAGCAAGACGTCAACAGCGTACAAAAGCAATCAATACAGCAAGTGTATTGGCTCGTAAACTCAATACGGGCAAAGCTGGTCAGCCAAAACCTTATTATTAACACTTGACATTTAGCAAATAAGCAGTTATAATAATACTCATACTAAGGAGAGTTTTATTATGATTATCGGTGTTTGTGGATTTATCGGTTCTGGCAAAGATACAGTTGCGGACTATCTTGTTAATTTCCACGAGTTTAGACGAGAGAGCTATGCCAATACTCTTAAAGATGCAGTGGCGGCTGTATTTGGTTGGGATAGAGATCTATTAGAAGGACGTTCAAAAGAAGCAAGAGCTTGGCGTGAAAAGGTAGACAAATGGTGGGCAGATAGATTACATATGCCTACACTTACACCGAGATGGGTATTGCAGTATTGGGGTACAGAAGTAGCACGTAAAAACTTTCATGATGATATTTGGATTGCTAGTTTAGAAAACAAATTACGAAAAAGCGAAGATAACATTGTAATCTCCGACT